ATGACTCTACCAACACGAAGGGGGCGTGCTCCGCAGCGTCGCCACCTTACTGAGGGTGCATCTGGTCGACCTCTCAATGAAGAAACTGATTTGCATCGCGCAGGTGTTCTTCATGAAGCCAAGAAGAACCAACTGGTTAAGAAGTGGTCGCCAGTTCTGAGTAAATGCCGCGAGGTAACTCAGAGCAAATTCGGACTGATGGCAGCCATTCTCGAAAATCAGTATAACGCTTGGAATCCTGAGAATCGATCGGTCATTCTTGAAGACCAAACTACTACGGCAAATATCGCTGACTTTACGCGATTTGCACTTCCGCTCATTCGGAAGTCATATCCGAAGTTGATTGCTGACAGTCTTGTCGGCGTTCAGCCCATGAGTCAGCCTGCGAGTCTGATTTTCTACATCAGATATCGTTATGCTCTTTCGAAGGGCCAGACGACTGCTGGTACTCAGATCATGCGTCAAAACACTGCCCAGCAATTTGCGCGGCAGAACGGTTGGGCACTTGATCCTTACTATAGTGCTCAGGAAGTTAAGGGTGAAGATCTTTCAACCCTTACTGACTACACTATTTCGGGTACCTTGGCTCATCGTCCAGTTCTTGCTGGCACGGTTGTGGTTGAAGTGTTTGCGGACGCAGATGATGCTGATCCCGCATGCTCTGATGCAACGCCTTGCTTGAGAGTTTCGTTCGATGCTGATGGCGATCCGGATGTGGTTTTGGTGGGAAGTTGCTCTGGCTTCACGGCCAACCTTGCCGTTGACACCCGTTCTGGTCAGACTAAGTTTGATCATACTACTGGTACCGTCACTGTTATCCTGGATGATGACTCTGGCGAATTCCCTCAGACGGCTGTTTGTCGTGTGAATTATGAGTATGATCTGGAAGCTAACCCCTTCCAACCAGAAGTTACCCTGAGTATCGACAGTGACAGTGTTGCTGCCGTTACGCGTAAGCTTAAGACTTCTTGGAGTCTCGAAGCTGCACAGGATCTCAAGTCGGTTCACAACATTGATGCTGAATCTACTCTTACTGACTTGATGGCTGACGAGATGGTTGCGGAAATCGATCGTGAAATTATTAACGATCTGATTATTGCCGCTGCTATTCGTGCTAGCCATAACTTCGCGACCGCCGCTGGGTCTTCGGTTAACTTTACAGATCGCAACATTGCGCTTCTGTACAAGACTCTGGAAGTTGCGAACATCATCCATAGAACCACCTTACGTGGTCCTGCAAACTGGATGGTGACGTCGGCTGACGTCTGCTCGAAGTTCGAGCAGCTGAATGATTTCCGTTCCTCCGATGCCTTCACGACTGAGGGTGTGGATATTGGAATCATGAATGTTGGCTCGATTCAGGGCAAGATGAAGGTCTACAAGGACCCACTCTTCCCGAATTGTCGGATCCTTATGGGGTTCAAGGGTGGAAGTGTACTGGACGCTGGTTATTTCTATGCTCCATACATTCCGCTGCTGTCGACCCCGACTGTCCTCGATCCGAATAGCTTCACGCCAAATAAGGGTATTATGACCCGGTACGGCAAGAAGTTGATCGAAGATGGAGGCTTATACTATGGAGTGATTACAGTCTCGAACCTTTAATGGTTAGGGTTGCTGTTTAAGCTCCTGATCCTTGACAAAGGATCGAAGATCTGATAAGATTAAAGCCCGGTTGGTCATGTGATCAACCGGGCTTTTTTCGTATATGATGAGGAGCAACGTTATGCCAGCGCTTAAAAAACCCACGTTATGTGATAGATGTTATGAAGAAACAGAATGTGAATCAAGCGATTTTAAGCATTTGTTTAAACCTGAGAGGTGGGTTTGTAAAGAATGCGACCATGTTCAGGTAGAACGACCACAACGTAATGATCCAAATAAATGCCGAGAATGTGATGCCAAAAGAGGTGAGAAGGAATTCGCGGTACACAGCAACATCTGTCTAGAATGCAAACGGTCTTATAATGACGATTATTATGAGGACAATAAAGATCAAATTCGTCAATGGCACCGCGATGATAGAAAGAAAAGACCGGGAGCCAGACAAGAGCAAGTTCGCAAAGCTGTTCAACGTTCTCCGGAGTCTTTTATTCGACATTTGATGCAGCATATTAGGAAAAAGTCAAATCACAAGAAAGTCAAGTTGGGTAAGCTGAATCCGGCTTGTCTAGATGTCACTATTGATTTTGATTATCTTTGGGGTCTTTGGGAGGCCCAGGATGGTAGGTGTGCCCTTTCCGAACTCCCTATGATGCATGAGTTTAATAATCTTTGTTCTATTTCGGTGGATCGTGTTGATTCGACTATGGGTTATGTTCGGGGGAATGTGCAACTTGTTTGTAAGTGGGTGAATCTGGCGAAGGGTTCGCATGGGAATGAGGAGTTTTTGGGGCTTATTGATAATGTGAGGGCTGTTAGGACATAATTGACGTAATCAAAATTAAATTATGAAACTTCGCAATATTATTGAATCAGATGAAGATGAAGATGATTGGGGAAGCGCCGATCATGATTGCGAGCAGGCGTATTATAAATACGAAGTTTTGTCGCTTCCATCGGGATTTGTAGGGTATAAATTTATTGATTCCATGCTTGAAGTTGGTTCTTCGATCATGCCGAAATATGTTGTAGCGATGGATGAAAATAGTAATATTGTTGATTACAGTGATGTTGGTAATTTCCAATCTGATTATTTAATAAAAGTTCGTATTCCAGTGCTGCCTGGTCGAAAGACAACACACGATATTAATGTTATGGAATGGTATTCTCAATGCACATATTTTGCTGGTAATCCTCTCGTCCAAGCTACTTCTGAACGGATTAAAAATGGCGACGAAGTGCTTATTTTGACTGACACTGAAGTATTGGATATATATAAATGGGACTTGGATAGCGATGGGTTAAACGGCTATGTTAATCATGATGGTCATACGTTGAAAATCGTTTCATAAAATAGCCCGATTGGTTCGCCGATCCGGGCTATTTTTATAGGTGTTGCTGTACCAAAACCATGGGCTTATTGAAAGACAAGGCCAAGGCTTTTGTGTAGAAAACGTAAAAAATCTTACGAATAACATTAAAGGATTATAATAGCAGATAGCAAATATAAGATGTAATAATAAAAATAGTGGAGTCGATTGATGGAAATCACCGAAGTAAATGTGAAAATAGTGGGTGGAAATGAAAAACTTAAAGGTTTTTGTTCTATCATTGTAGATAATTGTTTCGTTGTTAGAGACATGAAGATTATCAATGGCGACAACGGAATTTTTGTAGCCATGCCGAGCAGAAAAATCATGGATAAATGCCTACAATGTTCTGCAAAAAATCACATACGGGCCAAATTTTGCAATGAATGTGGAGAATTATTGTCTGAAGACCGCGCCCAACAGGATGACAACGGAAGGTTTAAATTATTTTCTGACATTGCTCATCCCATTAATTCAAATTTTAGACAGAAATTGCAAAAGGTAATTTCTGAAGAATACGCAGAAGAATTAGAACGCTCCAAGCAACCGGGGTATATTTCTAAATATAACGATTTAGACAACTAATATCAAATTTTCGATATTTTTTCTAATATCAAATATATAAGGTAAGATTTACTTTGGAGCATATATATGTCTACCCCAGATTTCTTTTGGTCTGACGAACGTTTCCATACCCTTTTTAATTCCACATATAGCGAATTAACTGGAAGTCAACTTGGGCGGGGCAGAAATGCCACGTTGACTGGAAATTCAAATGACCCCACCGCAATACCATTGCGAGTGGCTATTTACAAAGCTGACGCACGGGGTCCCGCTGCAAGTCCTGATTTGTTTTTCTATCAAACGGCTGGTAGCATATATAAGGGGAATGTAGAGTCTGGTATTGTGATTGAAGCTATTGTAGAGCTTTCTAATTCTCCTTCAGGGTCACCAGCGTCAGTATATTCTTTGTTTGGGCGCGGTATAGATGTTGATTCTTTAAACCAAAAGCTATATTTCGTAGTATATGAAATTGAAAACTTTACCAGTCACGTGCCCAACCATACTGGCGACACAAGCGTCTTTGACAGTGACAACAATGCATTTGTACTTGGCGCAACAGTTACATGTAAAATTCGCAGGTGTAACTTTGATGGTTCTAATTTAGAAGATTTTGAAACCATAACTAGGGTGGGGCGAGTATATGAGCACATATACTTTCCCGCTGTTGGTGGGTTTGAAACCGTTGCATTTGTTGAAGACTTTGAATATGGTAGCTTAAGATTTAACAATGCACATAGAGACTGGGCGCTTGCAAATGTCGATGAACCGATTAAGGAAGAATGTTATTGGTCTGAGTGGGTGGTGTCTTTACCAGAAAGCATTCTTAATTCAGGAGGTAATCAAACTGCATCGATACACAAAAGAAACTTGCTCAACCCAAGTTCTCAAATAATATATGCTAATTTATTCAATTGCCAAGAATTTTGTCTTGATTCACATAATCGTTCATTAATTAGCGGCCTCGGTACGCCTACGATTTATGTTGCCGATTACCACCCCTTAGGTGGCTTACTATTAACTGTTGGTGGCGGAACCACATCTGTACCCTATTATCAGATCTCCCGCATTAATCCAGACTTTAGTTCCCCCAAACAAACAATACTCTTTACGGGCATGAAAGACACGGGGGATTTGGAACTTAATAGTTCTTTCTCCCATTTGCACTGCATCGACATGCATTATGTTTCTCCTAAAGAAGTAACAGATCCCCAAGTTAATTATGATAGTTCTCTTCAATTAGACCCTGATTCACTTTATCTCACTGGTACGGTTCTTTTGGGTCCTCCCACCGCTGCTCCCAATGATTTTAATTTGCAATATCACATAGCAAGGATTAATGTTAAATCGAACCAATATGAGTTTATTGGTTATTTGGGGAATACCGCCAATGGTCTTGTTGATGGCTTGTCTTCATTTTGGAATCTTGATGAAGTAGCCGACACAGTACCTCAGGTTGCTTCTGATGGCACTACATTCCAAGTGGGGCAGACTAGATCTGACGTAGTTGGGTCTAATAATCTTACTATTCATGACAGTGCCGGTTCTGTACCATCACTGGACCTGCACCAATCAACACCTAGTGGAAGCATAGTCACGGCGGGGTTTAATGCAAATGCGATTACCAGCAATCGCCAAAAAAATGCATCCTCCACCACTTGGTGCCGGGGTGAATCCGGGGTATGGGCAGTATCAATACAAATATCTGCTAACATACTCCCTAGGGGCTGCATATTCGAACTTGGTAGTACTAATGCTGGTTGTTATTTAGGGTTTAATGAAAACAATAATTTAGTTTGGGTAGCTGGGAACAATGCACTCTCAGAACCCATAAATAAACCTGAGAATAAAGCAAAAGTTGAGATTGTTGGTAGCACATTACCACGAAATGAGACAATCCATTTGTTGTGTGAAATTCGTGACCAGAGTGGAGTATATGGGCGAGTGCGGATATGGATGGATTCTGGCGATGGATATAAAATTATTGGAGAAGCAACTACAGCAAATAATATTCCTTTTACCATGTTTTCGTGGGCTGTAAACTCTGATGGTGGTGTTGGTCTCGCATCTGAAAATGTCATATTCCCTGAACTTAAGCAGCCCGCATCTGATTATGGTGTCACATTACAGTCTGAATCTAATAAAATTGGTGTTGTTAAATATTGGCCAGCAACATTGGATGGAAGACCAAGGTTATTATCGGATTATACGACGTCAGATGTTTATCGTGTGACAACTCTTAATGCGACAGGCCCAGGCTCCCTTTTAAATGGTCTTGAATATCGGGGCGATGCAACTCGTCACATTGTTTTTGATGTTTCTGGTGTGATTGAAATTCCTTTGTTTAACAATGCTGCTGGTGGCCATCCCAATGCAGTACCTGTTCCATGGCAGGATAATTCATTCACGGGGCAATATTGGTTGTTTGGTTGGTATGGCGCGGGTGATGATTTAAGTGCCCCAGATCCAGTAAACAGTGCTGGTGTGCCAAACCCAGACGCTCCTGCTCCTGCTGGCCCTAAAAATATAGTGGTTCATGGCGAAACTTCGCCAAATGGTATTATTATTACTGGTGGCCCTATGGGGTTTGTTGATAGTGAAAACATCACTATCAAACACATAACATGG